TGCCATCAACGACAGATTCAAAGCCGTCAAAAGCATTCATCCATGCATCTGCAAATGCCGCCTCGATGCGCTCTGCTGCTTTTTCGCTGACACTTGCAAGACTGCCGATTGCATCTTTTTGCCTGTCAATCGCTTCAATGCCATCTTCAACATAATCGTGATAAGCGTTAGCGTTATCCTCTGCAATCTTGTCCATTTCCTCGAGACCTTTTTCGATCTCGTCATACCAATACAAGTCCCACCCGTCCTGCACTTCTTGTATTTTCTTCAGCTCAGCCGCAGTCTTTCCTGCCGCTGAGCCAACGCCAGTCACTGCAGCTTTATACTTGGCAAGCCTGTCAATTCCTGCATCTAACGCAGCAGACTGGCTATCATAAGCGGCCCGCACTTTATCAGCGCCGTCTAGCTGAGCCTTGAATGTGTCAATCGATGCTTGGCGCTCATCCATAATCTTTTGAATGGTTGCAGCTCTTGCTTGGTTGGTTTTCTCAAAGTCAGCGGTCGGGTCATAAACCGCCGTTAATGGGTTAAGCGCATTAGCCGCCATTTTGCCGTAGATAACCATGCGATCAACATAAGCAGCTACTTCAACAGTGGCTATCTGCAAAAATGCCTTGATGTTTTCCGGCAGACTGACAAATGCACCAATGATTAAATCAGCACTCTTTGCCATGTCGATATACCAAAACTTGCCTGCATTGGTAAACATCTTACCGACTTCTTCAAGTATCGCTTCAATGGCAAATCCAAAGCCGGAGAATTTACTGATTGCAGCATCGACGTATGCGCCAATTTGTCCTGATCCAATAGCGGCTGACAGGCTGCTGATTGCATCGGTTGCAGCTCTTACTGACGCTTCAATAACTCCGCCTGTGCCGGCAGCGCTAACCGTGCGGAATAAGCCATCCCATGAATCTTCTAAGTTGCTGATTGCGCCGTCTAGCGTATTCATCCGGTTAGCCATTGCGCCGGCGAATTCGTTATTGCCAAGGCCCATCAAATAGCCTTCAATCTCATCAGCCGACTTTCTGACAGTGGTTGTCATGCCTCGGAATGTGAAAGAAACCCTATCGCCTTCTGATGATGCCTTGATGCCAAATTCTTTCAGGCGCTCAAACTCGCCAACAGTTGCATCTGCAACGGCTTCAACCATCTGCGACAGGTCTTTGCCCATTGCCGCTGCAGTGTTGCCGTATGACGTCAGCGCTTTCTCTGATGGGGTTAAGCCAAGGTTGACAAGTTGAGTAAATGCTTTGGTTGCTTGCGCTAGGCTATAAGGTGTCGTGGTGGCGAAGTCTTCGATGGCTTTGAATGCAATAGCTGCCTCTTTGGCGCTGCCGGTCGCCGTGATTAATCCGGCGTTTAATACGTCAAACTCGCGTGTTACCGATACCAGCTTGCTCAGTGCGGCAGTGGTAGATACTAGCCCGCCAATCGCAGCAGCAACGCCAGCAAAGCCTTTTGACACGCTTGCCATTGATGAAGATACAGCGCGGTCAGTTTTCGCGCCTTGCTTGGCTAGGTCATCAAGCCCGCGCTCAGCTTTGAGTAATCCGCTTGTGTCGGCTTTGAAGCCTATGCTTGCCAAATCCATACAATGCTCCAAAAACTTTTGTTCAGTATAACTTGGTTATGCGTTACTTGCACAGCCGAAAAAAGCAGACTATATTCGATTTACTGATTGCACATCAGTTGAGCCAGATTAGCTGTGCCACTCCTTAGCCGCTGTTGCGTCTGGAATTACTCTTTAATGTGCCTGCAAATTCTGTGTCATCTCAATAAAAAAGCCCCATTAATTTGGGGCTTTCTCTTTTACCGATGCTCGTATCGCTTGTTTCAGAAGTCTTGTTTGCTCTTTCTTGTGAGCCTGCAACAATTCCTCATCATCAGTTTCATACGGTGGCGGCATATTCGCATCAGATGCGCGGTGATACATGCTGACGTAAGCGCGAGACAGGCTCATCAATACCTCAGCTTCCCACCAATCAATTTCTTCGCCTGACAGCTCTTTGAAAGCCTTTATTTCCTGCCAAGATATTGAAGTTATACCGCCAGCGCCCTGTGAAACCATTCCGCACCGGTTGAGCATTTCCAACAGATAATCACCATCTTCAACTGGCGGCAATATCCGGTGAATGTGATGCTCATGGAATTGGTCGAGCCGACTTAATTTATCTTTGTTTGATTCGCTATCTGGCACGCTGTGAAGCCATGCCAGATGTTGAACGTAAAGGATTAAGTCGGCTTTTATGCCTTAAAAAGTTCAGACCGGTCAGAGCATGCAGCGTCAACTTGCTCTTTAATCCATGGGTATTTCAGATACAGCGACTGAGCTGCAGCGACAGAGAATGGCAGCGCTTTGCCATCTTCCTGAATGCCTGACCATGACAGCGTACACTTAGCCAAAAGTTCAGCGCCGCGCTTTTCCATTTCTTCCAAGTCAACATCGTCTTTCTTGGATTTCTTCAGCATGTTTTGTTTCACGCGAGCGCGGATTTCAGCTTTGAATACCTTGGAGTCTGAGCCGGCAACAATAATAGCCATAGGCTCATCTTTATCGTTAACCAGTGTTTCGCCGGTGGCAGGGTGCTTCAGCTCAACGGTTACGCCTTTTTCAGCAAGCGAAACCACATCAAGATTGGACAAATCCATAAATAACCTCATCAAGTTAGCATCCAGTGAATTAGTGGCAGGCGGTTGGATGAGTCCCGCTTTTCAGGCACGTTACCCTAGCCGGTTATAGTGTAACAAATAAAAACGGGGCAATGAAGCCCCGTAATTAGTAACGCGTAACCATTAGGCATTAGACATCAATGCAGCCTTAATGCCTGAGCCGCCGGTCACGGTAACAACGCCTTGCAAAAACGCACTGATTGAATCCAGTGGAATTGCAGCGCGAGCGCCTGCGCCGATAGATGGCACAGGGTAGCCGCCAGACACAGGGACCAAGCCAACGCCTGGCACAGATACGTTAGTGCCGGCAGCGCCGTCAATCAGCGGAGTTAATGCGCCAGCAGTGACGTTATCCAGCACAAGCACCTGACCAGCGCCGGCTTTGTAAACCAGCGTGTCAGAGCTTGATAATGTGGTCACGGTCAGCGCCCGCGAGCCGGGGCCGGTCATTAGTGTTTCAGCAATAACTGCCATGTTACACCTCCACGATCACAGAGTTGATTTCAATCTGCACAGTAGAGCTAACCATGCTGTTTGCAGAGCCTGGAGCTTTCGTGTAAGAGAAAATCTTGCCGGTGAAATAGTCGATGCTGCCATCTTGATATGTCACACGGAAGCTGTGCTCAGTGTTTTTATTGATGCCAGTAACGCCCAAGGACAAAACAGCCTGCCCAGCATCATCTGCATCACGCGCCAAAGACACCGACATTGAGCCGTTGTTGATAAAGCCTTTGTATTTTTCAGTGATACCGGTTGCCAACGGCTGGTGGGTAACAACCTCAGCAGAGGCGCCATATTCTGGCAGGTCGGTTACTTCGCCAACGTTTACGAAAGTTAAAGCACCAAAACCAGCAGCATCAACTGTGGCAGGCTGAGCGGCGACTACTGCAAGCAGGGTGCCGGTGGAAGTCAATACTGACATAATAAAACCCTCAAATTAGTGATTGATCAATCATCCGCTTACAGTATATATGCGTAACGCGTAACCGTCTACAATAGGACAGTGAAGCGTATTGACAGAGAATAAACGAAATGCTCGCCGTCGATTCTTGCCGGCGATGTGCTTGAGCCTTCAAGGTTTATCTTTAATGCGCCATCGGTCATGGCGGCTGGCTGGCGTTGGAATGCCGTCTTCAATGTTTCGACAATCGCCAAGCCTTCAAACTTGCCTTTTCCTTTTGGTGTGCAAACGTCTATTTGGTAGATACCGTCTTGCCGCTGCATGCCATTAGCTTCAAGCGCTAGGTCGAAAGTCTCGCCAAACAGGCAGAATTCCCGAAGATAACTAACACTTGGCTGCATTGTCGCCGTGACGTTTTCAGTGATGATTGCCGGCACTCCGCTTACAGTTTGCAGCTTTGCGCGTAACAGCTGAGCAATCTTGAATTCGTTAATCATTTCGCCTTCCTGATTTCATCTTCAACGATAGACTGCCAGCTTGCGACCGATAAGCGCACCATGCCGCCAGGTGCTTGCTGTGACCAGCCATATTCCAAGCGCTCTGCGTATGGCAGCGAGTTGGTGAAGTAGAAAAACTGACCGGTGCCGAGTACTGCAAGGCTGGATTTTAACTTACCAATAGCGGCAGAGCCTGACTTGTCGAATGTTTCTGTGTTACCCGTATCCGGCAATCCGTAAGCTGACAACCAATTTGCACGAAAGCGCCCTGTATCAACCGGCGACATCAGCACCATCTTCCCACCAATCCGCATCAGTGAGTTTTGCGCAACTTTCACCATCTTGGCTTTGTTGCGCTGTGCGATTCGCTGCAGGTCGGTTGCTAGGCTCATTAGCGCTCAACACCAAAGCGCTCTACCTTGTAACCGAGCGCATTTAACGACTTCAACGTCTCTTCGCTCAGGTGTGGCAAGACACCATCAAGCCCAACAACATCTGAAACCGCAATGGTTAGCGTTGCTGTGATAAGTTCGTTTGGCGCAAGATTAATCGAGATACCCAAAACGTTATCAATTTCAGCGCCTTCATGCGTATAAACCTTGGTGCCGTGACAGCTTCTAACGCCATCGCCTTGCGGCAGTACAATTTTGATTGTCATCCTATTTCCTCATCTGCAAAGACCAAAGCACAATAGTATTGCTGTCGGGCTGTAACTTATTCGCCTGAACAACTCGCCATAACTCGCCGCCGAGCGTGGTAGTCATTCCGATTAATGGAGTCTGCCGAGTTGACAGAAATAACTTGCAGTCGCCCATCTGAATCACTGAGCCGTCGATTTCTGCTGCTTTGTAATTTAGCTTAACGCCGGTTCCGGTGATTGATGCGCCTGCGCTAGGGGTAATCGGTGCGCCGGTGATTGGATCAAACGCCGGCCCCGATTGCGTAGACAGCGTGACAGGTGCGCCAAACTCTGCAATTAGCGAATCAGCGACAGCTCTCGCGGAGATATAGTCAAAGCTCATACGCGCACCAAGCCAGCGCCGCCGACAACAAACGGACGTAGCAGCATGTCTAATTCAGGTGTTTTGCGCTTGAACGTGGATTGACTGCCATCAACGTACTCAACTTCTTTTTCCAGCACGTCTACTTTCGTCATGATGCGTTTAACTGCGCCAACCGATACAGATGCAAGGTCAAGAGTTAATAAGCCAGCCTGCTGCATCTCAACGGCTTTTAGCGCAGCTTTCTTGATGGCAGCAATAGTCACTTGGTCGGTCGGCAGTTTCATTTCCTGAGTGTCGGAAACCGGCTGACCTTTGAAGTTGTAATAGGTGTCGATGAAGTCAGCAGACTTGATTAAATCCGCATCCAAATTGGTCAGGTCAGCATTAATGCCGCGAGCGTTGGCGTATGCTTCGTAATCGGCAGATGTAACGTATGAATCAGTTCCCAGAGTCGGCATTTTTCTCTTGCTCCACTAATTCAAGTTTACGTTGGGCTAATTTATATTCAGCCCGCTTAGCGAGAAAATACATGATTGCGACGGGGATTGAGCAGAAACTAGCGATTGTTGACATGTCCCATGTATTCGGGTCAAAGATGCGGCTAAACGCACCACCAACAGTCCCAAGCCATAACAAAATAATTGTGGTCGTGCTGCCGATATACTCAAACACTCGATGCAAAACACCTTGATTATTTTCCATCAATGTCTGACCGATTTGGTGGAATATGTCGTTGTTCATCTAACTCTCTCTGCTTTCTTTTCGTTACGCGCAACAGGTAAAAGCAGTATACGATAAGACCAAGAGAAAATAAAATCCTGAGCGCGTCTACG